AAACCTATTCCCACCTCGATTCATTTTTTGATAGAATTGTGCATTCTGTAAAAATATTTTACCTTCGCCTATTTCAAACTTTCCTGTTATACCTTTAGATAAGTTCTCATCAAACTGACCAGTTGCTTTATTTAGACTATTATTCCACCAAGTAGCAGCCTCTTTAGGTTCAATACCTAAATCTCTTAATTCCTCATTAATTAATTTTCTTCTACCAGAACTTAATTTATTTCCTAAGTCAGTTTTACCTGTAGCCAAAGCTCTAGCATGCTGTCTAATAATTCTTTTACCTGTAGTATAAGAAGCAAGTTGAACAGCTCTTGTCCATTGAGTTAGTAGGTTAGATTTAAAAAAGAAATTCTGTGCTGACTTCATTTTACTACCATGTAAAGCTTCTCCAGCTAATCCTTCAATTCTTTCCATAACAGTTTGTTCTAAAGCTAATCCAGTTTTATATAATTCAAACCAGTCATCATCTGAAACCTGAGATATTTTATATTTTCCAGCATCCTCTTCAATACCTAAATGTTTTAAACTTCTTTTACCTTGTAAAACTTGTCCACTACCCATCTTTATCTGTCTTACAGTACGAGATATTATATTTCCACCTTCATTAATTAAAGACTTACCAATAGTTGCTGCTGTATCTGTAGAAAAATCTCTAGTTAAAAGAATCAAAGGTTCAGTTATACTAGAAAGTGTAGCTAATGGTAAATGAGCCATTTGTTGAGATAACTTTAATATATCTCCAGTTGTTCTACCAGCCTGTGTTCTAGCAAACCAACTATTTCTATGACTTTGGTCTACTCCTGTAACTTTACTAATCATTTTCATAAAGTCACCAGTAACTTTAGAAGCTTCATCTGCACTCATACCAGAAGATTCTAATTCTCTTCTAATAGGTTCAAAGATATCTTTTTTCAAGTCATCAATATTATTACCAAAATATCTAGACCTAGCCAATATTTGTGAAGCATTATTAAAATAATCTTGTGATACTCTCATAACATCAGTATCAATAAATTCATCTAATGATGGATACTTAAGTTTCATAGAATATTGATCATCTAATTTAACAATATTTTTGTGTCCTTTAGTTTTTTGAACCTTAATACTATCAAGATTAATTTCAATTTGTACTGATGTTTTATTATCATCAGGACAAACTACATTTAC